TTCTGCTTATTATCAATTAGATTTTAAAGCATTTAGAAAAAGATTAAAACAATCGTTTGATAAGCAAAACCACAAAATATCTAAGCTGTTGAAAGAATTGATAGATTTAATAAATAAATAATAAGAGGTATGTGGATATTGGTAATAATAGCATCTATTTTGGTAATAGCATTATTCATCAGGACTTTTGGTTTAGGAATATATTATATTATAATTGGTGAAGACGATGGATCAATAAGATATTTTTTTATATCCATTGGTGCTATGATATTAATCAGTTTAATATTCTATTTACTTTTATTGTAAAATGTGATACAATTTAATTAATAACAAAACTTCTATGGGTAAAAAATTTAATGTATTAAAAGCTCTAAAGCTAAAAAAGGAAAATAATGAAGAAGAGTTCCTTAAGGGTTATGAAGAACTTACAATGAGAACTAAGCGTAGATTCGTTGGTAGATTTGTTTCAATGGATGCAGCGCGGACTCAAGCTAAGGTAGTTTTAACTACTGAAGAGTTTAATCCGAAAGATTTTATAGAACAACAACTAAAAATTAATAAACAAAAAGATGATGTCATTAAGCCGAAAGTGTCCTAAGTGTAAAAAAAGGCATATTGTAGAAATGCCTGCACGAAAGACATCTGTTGCCAGAATTAAATCATTTCAAATTGGAGAGGCAGAATTACTTAAAAAGATTGCTAATTGCGAATGTCATAATAAATAATTATGAAAATAACAAAAGATATTTTTAAAGTTCAGGCCAAGAAAAGAACTTTGGCTTTTAATGTCATAGAGGGATTAAAAGTTGCACTCGCTAAATATAATACTTATCCTAAAGGTAAAAAGATTGTTAGGAATTTAACAATGAATATTGGAGTTGATGAGTTATTATATCCTATTACTATTAATTTTGTGTTTAATGTCGGAACATATATTTTTAAAGAGAAGAAGTTTAGGTTTGATAAAACTAAATTAATTGATATAAAATACAATAAAAGATTATTTAAGCAATTAGATAAAATATTAGTAGGGTGAGTGTTCATCATTTTATAAATCAGATAAAAGTGTGGATATGGTGGAAATGGCTTAGAATAAGGGAAAAGTTGATGTACACGAGCTCCACACAGCGATTTAAAAAATAAAAGATGAGTATACTATCGTTAATACTATGAATAAAATGAAAAAGAAAAAAAGACACGACAGGATAGTTAGAGTATTTAACATTCGTAGAAATAATATTAAAAAGAGTAATCAATATGAGTTCAGTTTAAAAAATGGAATATAAAAATTAAAAAGAAATGACTAAAAGACAAGATCCAACAAAATCACAAAGAGGAAAAGGTGGCGGAAGACCTACAACTTATAAAGAACTATACATTAAAGAAGTAGATAAGTATTTAAGTCAATGTAAAGATGAATACGAACAGGTAGTAAAACAATTCAACGAGGAAAAGGGTTATGAAATGTATGATAATAAGTTAAAGGTTAATCTACCTACAATAGAGGGTTTTAGTATATTTGTTGATATTGGAGTTAGTACTTTATATGAATGGAGAAATTCTAATCTAAAGTTTTTGGAAGCGTTAGAGAGGATAAAGAGGATTCAAAAGAAAATGTTAATTGATAATGGATTAGCTTTTCGTTATAATTCTACTATTGCTAAGTTAATATTAAGTGCTAATCATAATATGGTTGAGAAAACTAAAAGTACTATTGAGCATAAAGGTTTATCTGCTTTATTAGACAAGGCTGATGAGGAGGATGAGAAAGAATTAAAATAACTATACTATTATGAGTGAAGTATCTTTAGTTAAGATGATAAGAAGATTTAGGATTAGTCCTATTTTTTTTATCAATAAAATATGGGGCTTAACTCCTCAGCCATTAAAAGAAGAATTTAAGATTGTGGCCCAGACAGCTCCTCTCGATGATTTCAAAGAGGAATGGTTTGAACCATTTGTTAAAGGTGAGCATATCACTTGGCAGCAATGGGTTTATTTCTTAGCTATTGAAAAAGGATTAAGAGGAGAAGCACCTAAAAGAATATCTATTAAGTCAGGCCACGGGAGTGGAAAAAGTTGTTTGTTGTCTATGACTATTATTTGGTTCTTGTTTTGTTTTAAAGAGAGTCAAGTTCCTTGTACTGCTCCCACTGCTGATCAATTGCACGATGTATTATGGAAAGAGTTATTTAAATGGATTGATAAAATTCAAATTGAAGAAGTTAAAGAGTTATTCTTATGTCAGGATAAGTATATTAGAATTAAAGAGAGTCCGAAGACTTGGTTTGCTCGAGCCAGAACTGGACAAAAAGAAAACCCTGAAGCATTAGCTGGTATTCATTCAGAACACGTATTTCTCTGTGTCGATGAATCAAGCGGCGTTCATAATCGCGTCTACGAGGTCGCTGAGGGCAGTTTAACCAGTGATAACGTATTAGTTGTCCTAATTGGCAATCCTGTGCGAAATGAGGGGTATTTCTATGATACTCATCATGTTGATAAAGATGCTTGGCAAAATTTATCATTCAATTCAGAAGAGTCGCCAATAGTTGACTGGGCATATGTAGATAGAATCATTGCTAAATATGGAAAGGATAGCGAAGAGTATTTCATTAGAGTTAAGGGTGAGTTTATCGGTGAGTCCAAAATGGATGAGAAGGGTTGGATTAATCTATTGGTTGAAAATGATTTACATTATACTACTGATGAATTATTCAAAGGTAGTAAGAAATTAGGTATTGACCCGAGTGGAGAAGGACAGGATACAACTGAATGGGGTTTGCGTGATGTGTTTAAATTCAAATGTATTGCTACAGAAAAGATAAGCAATCCTAAAACTATATCATCTAAAACTTTAACCTTATGCGATTACTATGAGATAATTGACGGTAAGGAGATTGCTATTGATAATTTTGGAGTAGGTGCTGATGTTTCTAAAAACATTGCTGTAGCTACTCAAGGCAAAATGGATTGTTATGGTGTTAATGTTGGTGACGATCCAGATGATAAAGAGTTATTCTTAAATATCAGAGGAGAATTGTTTTGGAGGTTAAGGACTTGGCTCAAGGCGGGTGGTATGATTGTTACCAATGCTCAATTGAAAGCAGAATTGTTAAGCATTAAATTTAAAAGAAATCTAAAGGGGAAGATTGTTATTATGCCAAAGGAGCAAATGAAAAGGGAAGGACTAAAGTCACCAAATAAAGCTGATGCTTTTTCATTGACTTTTTATAAAGAATATGAGAACATAAAAAAGGATAAGGAAATTGAAGAGCAGTTAGATGAAATGGAAGAAGAGGAATTATATCCAGGCTTAGGTGTATAAAATTACTTGACACTTAATTTGCCTTTATGATATAATCGGAATATAAGACAGCTAAACGTTTGTCTTTTTATTTATATAAATATTATGCCTGATTTAAACATTGGAAATTTTACTGAACAGAGTGTTCAGGAAAGTAAGTATGCTTTGGATTATAGACGAGGCAGAGTGGCTGCTTGGCAAGAAAATGAAGATTTATATTATTTAAGACCACAGCCAACTATTAAAGGTCGGTCTAATTATATTCTACCTTTGATGCCTAAATATGTTGATACTCTTTTGTCTAAGATTGATGACAATCCGATGATTGAGTTTGTAGCTGTAGAAGATGCTGATAAGATTAAAGCAAAGAAATGCACTAAGGCGTGGAAGTATGATGCCTCGCCAGTTAGAGGGAATTGGAACTTTAAAGATTTATTAGGAAAGAAACAAAATATACTATACGGAAGAACTATTGCCAATTATATGTCTTATGTAAAGGGCGGTAAGTATCATTCTGAATTTAATATCGTAGATGTCTACGATTTTTTAGTTGACCCACGAGTTGGTGGTGTTGATTTAGAAAATGCCAGTTATCTTGGAATTGATAATATCTTTTTAGACAAATCTTATTTCTATAAACACCCCCAAAAAAATGAATTGTTTTTAATGGATAATGTTAAAGAGATTTTTAGTAATATATCTAAAGACCAAGTTCACGACCACGATAATAAGTTTCACGAGAAAGAGAATCGTTTTCAGGCTTTGGATTTAGATTTTAGAACATATAATTATAAGTCAGATAAATTTGCTAAGTTTAGAGCATGGTATTCAACTATTAATGGTATTAGACATTTTATCTTGTTTAATCCTGAAACTGAATTAGCTGTTCGAGTAGTTAAATTAGATATTCCTTTTAAAACACCAAATCCAAATACAGGATTACCTTATTGGCCATTTGCTTCTTGGGCTTGTAATGCTGACCAGTTTGAGTTCTGGACACCTGCTCCTGCTGATAGAATAAGAGAAAATATAAAGATTGAATCAGTATTAATTAATCAAGCTGTTGATAATAGAAACTTTCAAAACTACGGAATGATAGGAGTTGATAAAAATGCTATTAATAATTTAGCTTTATTAAAACCAAGACCACAGGGTATTGTTCCTATTGATGTTCCTAAAGGGGATAGTATTCATAATAAGTTATTTCAATTCACTCATCCAGGTTTAGGCGACACAGTTAATCTTTATAATCTACTTGAGGATTTAAATGCTAAAGAATCAGGGATGACTGAAGAGGCTCAAGGTGGAACTAAGGCATCTAAAAAGGCAACAGTTTATATGGGTGATATGCAACAGGTTGCCGACAGATTAGGATTAAAGAATAAGTTTTATAAATCTTATTATGAACGACTTGGTATTTTATATGCCAATGGTCTTAAAGATAACTATACTAATAAAACGGCTATTAATGTTTTAGGAGAAGAAGGCGCTGAGATGGTTAAACTTTTGAAAGAAGATACAATGCCATCATTTGATATTGATGTTAGAGGAACACAAGCAGAAGCCAATGATGAAATAATGTTAAATGAGAAAAAGAGTGCTACATTAGTTTCACTTATGGAGACAAATAAAATCAATGTTGATGAAGCTACTAAATATCTACTCGAGGAAGCTAAGTTTAGTTCTGATGAAGTTCAGAGATTATTAGAGCTTCACGGCAAAGGAAGTATTGAAAGTATTGTTAAAGCTAAAGAAGAGAATCAGAAAATGACTAAAGGCAAAGAGGTTAAACCTGACCCAACTGCTATGCCTGTTCATATTCAAACACATATTAATTACATAAGAGATAATGAAGTTAAACCTAAAGTTGTTAATAGAATACTTGCTCATGCTCAATCTGAAATGCCTATCGCTATTAAAAATGTAGCAAGAGATATAAAACAAAAAGAATTAGATTTATTATTAACTAATCCACAACAATATGCAGGTGAAACAATTGATAAACCAATTGAGAAGAAAGCTGTCGAGGGGGGTGCTGACAAACCTGTCGGGGGACCAGTCTCGGTTGGATCAGCAAGAAGTGCTGGCCAACGAGTTGCTAGCAATCTCTGAATTGTCTAATTCAGAAGCTGGCAGGGCTTTAATTAGTAGACAGAGTAGAAAAGTTAAGGAGTCATTTGAAACAATAATAAATCCTAATATTCTTTTTAAAGATAAAGAAGCACCAATCTTATTACTAATAGCCAATCTTGATTTACTTATTGAATTGACTGGTGCTAAAGATAAACTATTAGAATTAGAAAAATCATTAGAATTAGATTTAAATAATTAATAATACTAAAATTGTATGACCAAAAAGAAAAAAGCTGAAGAAGCAAAGGTTGAAATACCTGAAGCAGAAGTTGCTACTCCTGAAGTAGTAAAGGAAGTTTCAAGCAAGGGTAAGTTCAAAATCTATACAAAGAAGCCTTATGGTGATTTTGTATGTGCTTTTGAAACCGAAGAAGAAGCTAAAGAGTTCTTAGTAGGTAGAGATAATTGTCAGATTGGCAATCCTAAAAAGTAGTAATATTTACTTTAATTAGGAAGTGTGATATTATTGTTTTATAGAACATTGACAAATTTAAAGACAGCTAAAAAACTTTAGAGATACGAGCTTGATTTCTAAGGGCATTAGCTGTCGCCTTTATTAATCGAAAGCACCTCTCTCTAAACGGGAGGTGTTTTATATTATTATATATATTTTATATAAATCTACCTTATGGGTAGAACTAGTGGAGTCAACCACTTTAATAAATCTTTTATTAATAACTCCAAAAAGATATGGTTATGAACGGAGAAGTTAAGGGTGAAACATTATCTGCCCAAGACCTTAAGGGTCCAAAGGATAATAAAAAGTTAGACGACAAGGGTGATGAAGGTGCTGATGGCACTGGGAAACCTAAAGAGTCTAACAGCGATAATAAAGGTGGTGATAAGGGTGAAACCAAATCACCTGAAGGATTGAATGATAATCCTGATCTAAGTTATCGTGGTGTTAAAGCTAAGTATGTAAGTTTAGAGAAGCACAAGAAGATGAAAGAGCAAAGGGATAAAGCTCGAACTCAGCGTGATAAGTTTCAAACAGATAGTGAACTCAAAAATCTTAAGATGGATGATAAAGTTATTGATACTATGGCTGAGAAGTTGGGCCTTGATTCTGCCGCTACAAGAGAATTTGCTAATTTGATTTATAAATCTGGAGTTGATACAGCTACTAGAATTATAAAGGGTAAGTATGGAGATAAGATTAAGCAGATTGGTGTTTCAAATAAGAACACTAAACTTACTGAAAGTTTTAACAAAGATTTTAGTAACAATTTAATTTCTGTTCTTGAAGGTGATGACAAAACTTTGGCATTATCTCGCAAGGCAGAATTAATGGAATTGGCTTTTCTTGAGGAAAATCTACAGAAACCATTGTATAATCTATTTCTTGAAAAGATTAAACCTAATAATCCCGGAGACTCCCAACCACTCGAGGGTGGTAAAAAAGGAGGAGGCAAGGGTGAGGAAGTAAAGAAATTAGAGGATATGACATCAAAAGAGCAGAACGCTCTACCTGATAAAGATTGGGAGAAACTAGATGCTGAAAGAATTGCAAGAGAAAAGGAAGAACGAGAAGAGAATAGTTGATTCTTTTAGAGGAGAAAACTTAAATGAATAGCTTAACGGCCTCAGATAAACAATCTTGGGCAAGGAAGATGCAAATCGTCCGTGAAAAAGAGTTAGTTGCTTTGGGTTTTTGTAATTTTGAGCTTAGAGCTGGTTTGAAGACAGGGTATCGGGCCCACAAACCATATAGAAGCAAAATGGCTGCTCAATCTTATACCAAAGGAACTGCTTTTACAGTTCAAGACATTAGTTCGACCAATGAGTATTTAGATGTTGATACTGCTAAATGTGTACCATTCTACGTAAATGTTTGCGTCTTTGCACAGCAATGTGCATCGAAACTTGACAAATTGCTGGGACATCTCGCTAGGCAAGTAAGCTACAACGGAATACCTCAAATGGTATAAACGCACAATGCTTAAAAATTACTTGATAGAGACAATCAGCAGCCAAGCCCGAAAGGGACGGTTCAACGACTAGAGGTTAAGCTCCTATTGCACCTTGATAATTAGAGAATGTAAGTTTGATAAATATCAAAACAAATGGTATAATTATTATATAATAAGTAATAATACCAATATGTTTGATAGAAAATCTTATATGAAAAAGTATAATAAGGAATATTATGCTGATAATAAAGAACGAGAAAAAAAACGTTCTAAAAAGTATGTATTTAATAATATAGATTTGATTAAAAGAAAAAGAAAAGAATGGTATAAAAAATACGGAAAGCAATATAGATTAAATCATATTAAAGAATATAGAAAAACTGCTAAAGAGTGGGCAAGAAAAAATCTTAAACCTTATAAATGGGATAAGGCTCACGCTGAAATACAAAAAAGATACAGGGCTAAGCATAAAGCCAAAATAGCTATTAAAAGAAAAAAGTATAGATCCAAAAGAATTAAGAATGATATAAATTATAAATTACGATGGCTATTAAGAAGCAGAATAATATCAGGCATAAAAAAACAATTAGGCAATAAAGCATATAAGACAATAGATTTACTTGGATGTTCTATACAAAAGGCTAGAGAACATATAGAAAAACAATTTAAAGATAATATGAATTGGGATAATCACGGAGAATGGGAAATAGACCATATAATTCCAATATCAAAATTTGATTTAACTAATTCAGCAGAACAGAAAAAAGCCTTTAATTATAAAAACTTACAACCTTTAATTAAAATTGAAAATAGAAAAAAGAGCAATAGGATGATAGTATAGTCTGAACTATATGGAAACATATAGAGATGAGCAGAAATGGCTTATCCATCCTCATAAGAGGATAGTAACAAAATTGGGATGACATCGATGATATGCAGAATACTTATAACACTAAAGATGACTTTAGGGTTGATGCAATTAATGACTTGGACGAAGTTGTAGATGCTGATATTCTTTCTGAATATTCGAATGCTACATCCTCAATGTATGCCGCTGATATTGGCGAAACTGGAGCTACAACTCCAATTATCGTTAGTCAGGGAAATATAATGAGAATTATCAATAAGATGAAAGCTAAGTTAAGAAACTTGAGAGTAAAGAAAAATCTATTTATTGTTATGTCGCCCTCAATGATTTCTATGCTTGAACTTTATCTTGCTGGTAAAGATACTGCTTGGGGAGATGAAGTTGGTAAAAATGGATTTGTAGGTAAAGTTTCTGGTGTTAAAATTCTTGTTAGTGATAACTTAACACAGACAGCCAAATGGACGCCTGCTAATCAACCGACTACTGGTGCTACTTTAACAATCGGTGGAATAACAATCACTTTAGTTACTGCCTTAACTGGTGGTGATGATGAAGTATTAATTAAGACTAATACAGCAACAACTCTTGATAACTTAGTTGCTTTCTTGAATTTAGGCAATGGTGCTGCTACTGCTAATTATACAGTTCAGAGTGCTGATGCTCAGGCCGCATTTAATACTGGTATGGTTGCTGTTGATGGAGCTACTTATGTAA